ACAGGCGATCAAGCATTACACTTCGCTCCCAGTTCAGCGTAAGGACGATCCAATAGGTTCAGGGGATAGGCCTTGGTTTCCCTGATGAATATTCGCTGTAAATGCTCAGGCAGCTCCTGTAACTTTACCTGCGCTGTTCGCAGCTGATGTTCCATCCACCCCATCCGGGCTAGGAAATACGCGTCAGCAACATCTGTTCCTGGACCTGAGAGGATTTTCTTCTTGCCCTGTTTTAACCAGGTGGTTGGAACAGACACACCTGTTTCATCCATGAACTGGGTGTAGATTTGCTCTTTTGTTGCATGTCCATAATTACAAGCAAACAGCTTGATTGTATCGGGATCATGAACTCGAAGTTTATCAGTACGAACAACTGCTACCTTAATGTGTCCAGTCAGCTCTGCTGTTTCATACAATCTTGTATTCTTAGAGTTAAGAGCATATCCTTCAATGTTAACAATACAAGGCTGTGCACAAGGTTCTGTCGATCGGATTTGGCTCATCACAAATGACGTGAACCGCTGAATCCGTTGGAAGTGATCTGGATGGTCACTACGAGCTGAAGGCTGTTTGTAAAAATTTCCATGGGTGGGATCCTCTGTAACAAATTTCTTAGTATCGGTAAGAAAAGTCCACCGAAAAAGCTTACCGTCTGGCCCTAGGCAACAAATTCCCAGGTGGTTTAATGACACATCCAACCCTATGAAATTAGGCTCTGTAGACATTTCACCACTCCCTAGGTTTTCGATCTGGCGTCTTGTACTCCTCTGCCCAAGTGGCAGCTATAATCTGCTGGAGATCCTTCTCACGGCTCTCCTTCTCAATGTGGGTCAACCAGTGCTGGATCTGCTTGTCAACAGATTCTACAGGACCTCCACAGGAGCATTTTTCAGCCCCAGGTAGACACAGAGCTCCGCACGTTTTACATACCCCAAGCACAACTGAAGTAGTCAGCTTGTAGGAAGGATCTACTCCACTCTTAACTAGAGCTAGATACGAAAGATTGGAAACAATATCATCCATTCCATAATCGAAGATGATTTTGAACTTCCCTTTTCGAAACGGAGGAGCCACCTTGTTCTTGTCCACTTTGAAATTGACCCACACCCCAATATCTTTCTCATTAGAGTTTACCACTCGACGTCCATGAGTTAGGTGAAGTCGCACAGATGAATAGAATTCAAACCCTCGTCCTCCTGTAGTAACCTCACTGGAGTAACTACCACCACCCACATCATCCCGAGTCTGATCTACAACAAAGAGAGTAACATCTTTCTCTGCTAGCAGACTGATATACTTTCGGAGCCCCAACGAAATCTGCTTGGCTCGGTAGGCTCCAAACCCCTGCTTGGTCATATCCGTACCGGTCTCAAAAGCAGCAGGAAGTGCTGTGATACTATCAACCACCACCACTTTAGGTTTCCTAGTACGAAGTTTCAGAATGCCTCCAAGGTACTCATCGAAGAACTCCTCCAAGGTCGCTGGCTGGTCTTGTGCTGTCTTCTTGTCTTTTCCTGTCCACCAGCTGTACCCGTAGTTAAAATTCTCATTAGTGCAGTCCAATCCATAATAGGCTGCGAATGCTGGGTCTAAGGTGTGCTCAACATCAGCATAGAATGCATGCTTATCGGATCGAAGAGCATACCCCAGGATGGTGGTTGCTAGCACACTCTTAGCTGTACTAGCACCACCGTACACTTGCACAATACGACCAATGGGAATACCACCGGGGAAATTGTTGGAAATGGCCAGATCCAAAACTGTACAACCTGTGGAACACCATGTCTTTACTTCTGGAAGACCAAGAAGCTGACATGCTTGAGAAGTCTTTTGCATTTCATCAGCTAGTTGGTTAGTATCAGACATCACTACTCTCCTCTTGCTGGATTTCCTGTTGCCGTGCCTGAGCTATTTCACGGCGTAGATTCACAATATCCTGCTCATGAACATCACTAGTAGCTCGAACAAGCCGATGCTGATCTCCAGTAAGGTCATGCTGAGAACTGTACAGCTGATGTATTGACATCGAAACTGCATCCTTCAGCATGGACTTTCTCTGCTCAGCTGAAGTCAGAAGAACATTGGCACAATCAGCTAGGTACTGTGCATCACCAAACTCCTTCTGGGCACTTAGATATTCCTCATGTGTTTTTACAGCCTCATCAAGAGCTGATTCTGTAACTTTGGGAATACCAAATTTCCCGGGGTCTTGTCGAGCCTCCTTCTTGAGACGAGCCTCAGTAAAATCTAGGGTGTCCTTAGCTGTCCGTGCTGTCCGTTTGATGTCTGCTACCAGCTGTCCTATCTGCTCGTACAGAACAGCTTGCCCTAAACACTCCTCTCCTAGTTTTGTACCGTCGATCTTCAGAGAGGTTCGAAAACCTACTAGACGTTGTGATAACTCACCCATCAAGCACTCCTTTTTGTCAGTTGATCAAGTCGAGCCTGAACTTCAGGACTAATAGCACTAACCTGAGATGTCTGACCTCGATCTCTTGTAGGGGCAGCACCCGGAGCAGGTTGCTGAGGTTGAGGAACAGCCTGTTGGGACTGCGGCTGCGGAGCGGGCCCTGGTTGAGATTGTGGCTGCGGAGCGGGCCCTGGTTGAGATTGTGGCTGCAGTTGAGGAACAACCTGTTGAGGTTCAGTGGTAGGTACGGGATCTACAACAGGCGACATCTCTGAAACCCTTTGTCGTGTAGGGGCGGCACCTGGGGCAGGCTGTTGTTGTGAGTTGTCTGTTGTTGGCACAGGGGCAGCTCCCCCAAACACCTCAGCGTGTACCGCATTGTAGTCAGGCCATAGCAAGAACTCATCAAACTCATCAGGCACATTCTGATACCATTCATCGGGAGGTGTCCCTTTGTTGGATAGCTTAAACCCTTCATACTTGGTTGACAGCTTGGTACCAACTCGAGTAAATTCGATGTCAGCACCTGTTTTCGAATCACTAACATCAATGAAAGTTCCAGTACGACGATCCCGAGAGATGCTGACTATATTGTCCTTCACAGATTTGGGAGCATCCAACCAGTGCAGTCCTTTAGCTTCGGTACTGGCATCTTTGACATTGTAGACAAAAAACAGATACCGACATGATGCATACAGCTCACTAAGCCGCTTGTCATCTGGATTTTGTGCTCGAATCTGATCAGCATATTCACACACTGGACACGCCCCAAATGGCTGACCATTACTGTCCTTGGTCCGTCGGGCACAAATGTAAGTACGACGATCTGACCCAATGTTACTATGAACGAAAACCTCTCGACCGTAGAAAGGAAGGTTTTCAGGAGAATACCGAGAAAACTTCGGTGAGATTATTCGAATGAAGTTATCACCAGACTCCAGTTTCATCTGATTGATACCAAGCCGTTCCAGAGCCCGTGTGTTGACAAAGTCAAACTTACCCCACATTCCCTCTTGTGTCTTACGATGTTCGTTTTCAATCGCTGCCATTCTCCCACTCATACAAACCTCCAACATTTGATACCACCGAATATTAGTTAGCTCCAATAAAAAGCACGTTTCCTTGTACTAACGCCATAGTAACCGCAAACCGAACAACAGGATGAAAACCACCACAATCAAAGTCCCAATCAGATACTTCTCAGTGATTTTCCACATAAGGATTCTCCGAAAAGCAGGCACGAGCTATCATTGCACCTAGCTGAGCCTTGTTACCGTAATACACACTGGCTGAGAAAATGGTGCACAACCAAGCCAGGTCCACTGCTTCTGAGTCATCTTGAGCTGTTACCAGCTTCTTGTACAGATAGGTCAAGATGGACTTCCGAATGGTTTCAGGAGTATCTCCTAACCTATCAAGAATCTGAATAATCAGCTGCCACTTCTGTCGACGAACCTGAGGAGAAGCATACAACATCTTACAGAGATCAATCACATTGGAATCATATTCTGTTCCACGAACCAGTAGCTGAATTGCAGTATCCAGATCATCTATTCCTCTGATGGATTCCAATGCTACTATTGAGGCTCTAGGTGATCCTTCTGATGTAGCTGCTACTGCCTGCAGGATATCATCACCTACACCTAGCTTCTCCTGTTCATTGACTTTACGAACCAGCTCAAGAATCCTATCAACAGATAACAGGGACATCTCATAGGATGTACACCTATTCCGAATGGTGGCGATGATGGACTTGGGTTCAGTTGTGCAGAAGATGAAGTAGGTATTTTTCGGATGATCCTCCAGAACCTTCAGGAAGGCTTCTTGTGCTGCTGGAGTCAACTGATGGCTCTCATCTACAATATAGACCTTGGCCCCACCCCCTAGGACTGACAAATGTGCCGAGGATGCAATCTCTCGAACAGAGTCAAGCCCCCGGGTGTTTGCAGCATTGACTTCAAATATGGAGTCCTTGGTAGCCCCAAACTCTGTAGCTAAGATCCGAGCACATGTTGTCTTACCAGTTCCTGATGGTCCATGAATGAGAATAGCATGGGGACGTTCGGACTCTGGGCTCTTGGTCATCTTCACAAGAGCCCGAACCGTCGCATCACTACCTACTACATCAGCAAACTGCTGTGGGCGAACTTTTTGGTATAACGACATCCTGGTACCTCACCTCAATGGTTACATAGGATCTGATGACAGTGTGGACACAAGTCCATATCACTTTGTGCCAAATCGGAGGCAGCCATCTGAAGACATACCTTACCATCAAACGATTTGTTACTGTGGGTACCAACATAAGTGACAGCATTCCAGAGATCATACATTGTCATTGAGTTGTTACCACGCTGCTGCATATTCAATGAAGCTGCCGCAATAATCTCCTGCTGGACCGTAACACTGATCCCAAACTTCTCAAAAAAGGACCGAAGGGCTTGAGTAGGATTGTCGATCTCCTTATCAGCTAATGACTGGATATGGGAAAACTGATGCTCAAGTCCTTTAACAGCCAAATCAGTAGACATCCGAACCCATTCCCGAATATCTCTCTTACCATCATCTCGATGAGACCAAGAGGCCATATTCTCTTGAAAAATAGCCCCGTTGGAACACCACTGACGGAACATATACGGCTGGATCACAATCTTCCGTTCACCAAGGATTGAGTTCTGGATTCGAATGCCACCGTGAATGACATCCGGCTCATCTCTTGAATGACCACCTACCTCAATCTTGTGATCTGATACCACAGCCACATTGGAGTATCCAAGGTTGGTAGCTACTTGATGATATCCTAGGATATGATCAGCCCCAATAGTACTCTCAACAGCTTCCAGAAGATCCAAATTGGAGTAGTACTGAGTTCGTGATGTTGAACAACCAATCCCTTGACCTTCACGGAGGAATACTCGAATTTTACCTGGTGCAAGATTGTACAGATAGTTGAGGTTGTGAACCAGTAATTCGGCTGGACACATGTCCGTAAAAACTTTCGGCAAGTGGACACAACGTGCCACATCCTGTAATCCCTGATGGGTCAATGGTACCTGGTTCTCACCAAAACAAAGGATATACTTGTCATCCTCTACTCGAAAAGTAAGTCGAGTTGCTGTGGATCCCAAATCAATATCACGATGGGATAGATCCTCTGTAGGTTTCAGAATCTCTACAAGCTGATTTCTATCCATAACTGCAAGTTGTTCCGACATTAAACATCCTCCGAGAAAATAATGGAAAATTGGTTCGTCACATCATTATACTATGCTGAAAGAACTACCTCTCTTTTTTGACGGCAAGTTCCACAATGATGAACCTGGAATTTCACCTCACGTTCCTCAGGACCTTTTCTCTTCTGCTCCAGTACACTGTGAGGACCAGAAACTCCACAACTGGTACAGACTTCAAATGCCAAATTAGCAAGGCCAAACCAATGATCAACGCCACACTCCCATTCAACATTGAGGGGGACATCACCTTGCCAATCAAACCGCTTTGAGCACATAATAGCTGTCACTAGATCCACCACCTCTTCAGCTTCTGATGGCACTGTATCAATTGCAATGCTATCATGTATCTCGAAAATAGGTCGAGATTGAAGGCCACGTCGCTCCAACTCAATCTCAATCCTAACCAGAGCATCAAGGAGCAGATGAAAAGCCGGACCCTGAATGGGAGTATTATACAGCTTGTTAATAGTGAGTGGACCGTACCTTCTGAATCCAGACATAGCCTCCACATACCCACAATTAACATATGTATCAATAGTTTGTTGTTGCCAGGCTTTTACACCCTGGAATTCCCCCCAGAACTTCTCTTGGATCCGAGCAATATGCCCATCAGGGACAGTAGGAAACTTGCGAGCTATAGATTCAGGCACTGCTCCGTAAAACGAAGCGAAGATGAATCCATTTTTAGACTCAAATCTCTCATCTTTTGTAATATCCTCTTCAACCTTCTGATAAATCTCCGCCGCCCATCTTCTATGTGTATCCACACCGTCCCGGATTTGCCGAGTCAACTCAACATCCCTGGATGCCATAGCAATAACCCGAACCTCCAACCCACTGTAGTCCACTTCCAGAATAATCCGACCAGGGGAAGGTGTGATACATCTACGAAAGGCTTTCAGTTCAGAATCGTGCTTGAAAACATTTTGGATGTTGGGCCCATTAGCTGAAGACCGATAGGTGTCTGCAATGTTCAAATTGTAACACGGATGGACATGAGAGTTGCTGTCCATCACTTTTCGATAGTTAGCTGAACGCTTTAGCAGTGTCCCACACTTTCTGTACCTGAACAAGCTGGAGATGAATCGTCGGAGGGCAGGATCATCTGTTTTCTTTTGAACTAGCTCCAAACCTTCAACATCAACAGAACCAATACCAGTCCTAGCACTGGTAGGGGTACGTTTTACAACTGGCGCTCCCCACCCTTTGTAAATAATGCGACTTAGCTGAGGATTGGATTCCGGGTTGAAGACAGCATGCTTCTCTGGATTAGTGACCCCTTCGTTCTTCCCTGTAAGGTAGTTTTGAACACCAATGGATGTTTCCATCTCCTTGATACGAACCTCTTGCTCAGCCCGGTACTGGTCCTCTATTTCACTAAGGACCGACATGGAAATTGAAACTCCTCGTTGGCGAAGACGAGCTAACGCTAAGGCTCCACGTTGAAGAAGTTCATTGAACTCTGCCAGTCGTCCTTCTTTCTCCAAACGTGGACGCTGGTAGTAGTAGGCCATGATAGTATATCGGGAGTCCCAACTGTTGTAGTGGAAAAGGGAATCAATGGGGGCTTTTCGTAGATCCCTACAATCTACCATCTCCTTGTAGTCATGACCAGTCATCTCAAAAACTTGGAAGGCCAGGCTGGTAGTAGAACTGTTGCAATGAAGTACGTGAGCAGCAATCATAGTGTCATGATGAAAGTTCTCCATAGGTTGTCGAAGGAACTCAATTCCCCACACCTCTTCCATGTTCAAATTCTGAACCACCTTCGGAACAGGACCACCAAGGAACCCCCGTAAGGCACAACAGATCCTGGACATTTCCTCTGTTGTAAAGAAATCCTTACCTGTAGCAGGGTTCACAACATTCAGAGGAACAAAGTATCCAATCTCAGGATCCTGTGAAAGTGAAAACGTCAAAATATCAGCACCCTCTTCATACGGAGTCAACCGAAATGTTTCATAGTCAAAAGCTGTTGGCCTGTCTGATACAGCCCACTCCTCCAAGAGAGTAACAATATCATCAACATTAGTAAGCATGATGTTACCATCTTTAGTCAACGGTGTAGGAAGAGGTTGCCCTAAGTATCCTAAAGCCCCAGCAATATCAAACAGGAAAATATTCTCGTCGTATGGCACATCATCACGATGTTTCCGTTGAAGAAAAAATGCGGGATGATGGGCACATGCTACCCAGCAATTGTGTTTATGACTTGGCACCACAATTCCATGCATCATAGATGCACTAAACTGACCTTGGAAATTACATCCTTGTGGCTTATCAAGTACTGCATTGATAGCATGATCACCCAAACAGATGATGAGATCTGGTTGAACCTCTGCGATGTCTTTCTGCAGGTTTTTCTGACAGGACTTGACTTGATCCGGTGTAGGGATCTTATCTGCCCCATAAGCTGTCTGACCAGGGTAGCATCCTACAGCATTAGTACGGACACAATCCCGATCCAGGTCCAGACCCAGCATCTGGCAATGCTTCCTGAGCAGTTGTCCTGATGGGCCAACAAACGGAACACCCAATCTCTCCTCTTCCCGACCAGGGCACAGCCCCACAAACATAATCCTCTTCTCACCCAACCCATACCGCTTAATTTGAGTAGTGAGACAACCGCTGGTCTTTCCCCACAGGCCGCAGGTTTCACAATTGTAGACCTTAGGTGCTGAGGGTTTGGATTTGGAGCTTTGGGAGCGTCTGTACTTGCGTGCCATGGCTCCTTTCTGTCCACGAGCAAACCGGTCAGGATTTTCCTTCTGGAATACCTCAAAACGACTAGGTATAAAACTGTTCTGTTTTGCCATTTTGGATTCAACCTTTTAACTTCGGGTTTGGACAAGATACTGAAACTTGGGGGTCTCAAACAGCACAACAGTAGATCCAGGAAAGAACTTAAACTCCCAGCAAAGGCCCATAATGTCCTTGAGCAAAACAGGATTGATGCGAAACTCAAAGGGGCTGGCATCAGTCCGTGGGGGATCTAAGGTTGTCACCTCTTGCAGCTTTCTATCGATCTTCTTACCAATGGTCACCTTATGCCCGTAGGTTGTGCAGGAGGTGCTATCTACTTTGAAAATCACCTCTTTGTCAATAGCAGGAACATCCTTCAGGAATGCTAGATGGCGGTCAACAACTGCTGGAAAGGTAGAGTCCAACTGAATAACCTCTGCCTGATTAGGATCGGGAAAGTACTGTTCAAGATTTGGGTACTCTCCAGTTAGAGTAACACCCCACATCGCAGTACCATCCTCGAACTGTACATTCAAACTACCCCCGTTAACAGGATCACCTTTATATTCCATCGCCACAATCCGAGTGTGCATTTTCACCAACTGCTCCAGAAACTTCATCGGGAGACTACACTCAAGATTGACAGGTGCATCCAAGTTCCATCGTAGAATTCGATATCGATCGCAGGCCCACAGTATGTTTCCTGTTATGTAGACACCACACAAGGCACCCATTGTTTCATCTCGGGACACACCAAAACGACAGAATTCCAACCCTCGAATGAGGTCCTCGAGATTATTGAGGTCTACTGAACCCTCAACCACTGGAACCTGTGCAGGCTCTGGAGGCAGAACTGTAAACTCACTATTGACTTTTGGTGCTTTCACAACAAGCTTGTCATCTGTGATTTCCAGATCAACTTCCTTGTGACTTATTCCACTGACCAGTTTCAAGAAAGGCTCTGCCTCTACACAAGCAGTAAGATTCATGCCTTCTGGCAACGGGGCATCAATCCACAGAGCTCCGCCGGTAGCTTGGACATGATTACCACGAAACGTGAAGCTCTGGTATTTAGGAACCAGAGCATTTCGTCCTACTGCAGGCCACACCTTCTCCAAACTCTCTACAAGACCTAACCGATTGACTTTCATGTGTGTACTCTCCTCAACAACTACGGGTCAAATGTGATTGATGCAAGGTGCGATTGAACTCCTCCATACAGATAGGACATTCATCAGAGCCCCGCCAATCAACTAAAGGAACATCATGCGTGGGGCATCGGCCCTGAATCTTACATCGAAGATACCGCAGTACTTTACACACTGGCACTAGAAAAAACATCTGGTACATGTGAATGGTCTCCTTTCGTGTATCTCTGGTTGTCTCAAAAGCTGCTCGTAGTAGAAAATATCTACTCGAAACCTCTCAAGCATATCAGTCTTCAGCTTCTCAGGATCAATGTCTCCCTCAGCAAAGTACTCATGGATCTTGTCAACAGTATCCTGAGGATACTCCATTGTGTAATGCTGACTGGTGGATTCCTTCACTTCAGAGATATCAGAAACGGAAATGATCAGCGGCGACGATATATAATCAAACCTCTTACCTACTCTGTCCCATCGAGGAACCATCACATTACCATATGCGGCGTGCTTCAACCAGGTAGTGGAGTCCACAGACCAGAAGGGATAACGAATGATGAGCTTATTGGATGTGACGGCAAACCCATGAACTTTGGTGGTGGGGTCTGTGTCCCACAAATACTTAAAAGCAGGATCTCCCAAGGACCGGACAAACTGCTCCATTGTCACACCACCAGCCACACCGCCTATGCCGATGTAATCATACTCCTGGACATACTTCTGCCACCACTTAAAGTTCTCTCCGAAGTGGTAAACAGGAATAGGTCGTAGCCCATGACTTTCCATGTATTGTTGATTCTTCCAAGACTCCTCAGCACTGTAGATAATATCGAGGTTCACATACCCCATCAGCTGGCCTTTGGCATCATACTCCTTGATAAAGGCGATGTAGCGATCCAGATACTCCCGAACATCAGGTCGATCATTAAAGGAGAAATCCGCCATGGTTTGGATCGCCCCTCCTGTCCTCTGCTGTAGAGTTAGGATCCGCTGGTTGATTGATATACGATCCACAGAAGAAACAAGATCATCCTCCATCTGGAGCTCTTTGATATCATTCAGGTTCTGCTGTCCCTTCTCTGATTCCACCCCTGCCCCTTGATTGATCAGACCAACCATAGCATTCAGCAGGGAGTGTGCTCCTGAGTCCAAGAAGATCTTGATATCAGGATTGGCATCAAGTATCCTACGAAGTTCCTTCTCCTTCCAGAATGTCTCTAGGGTTGTTCCTGGTCCTTCTCTGAGACGCTGGAGACAGTAGGCTTTGATGTCATTACGACCACTGGTTAAGAAGTTTGCAAGGTGTATGTGGTGTGTACTCATTTCATTCCCCCAGTAAACCTTTTTGATACATTCTCTCATAAAGAAGAAAGTGTTCTTTGGTTATCCCAATCCGTCCAAATACAGAGTGTAAGCTAATTCCATTGTTCCTGTTATGATGTTTATAGCAGAGAACCATACCATTCTCAGGATCAAACAGTACGCCACAAAACTGTCTCCAGTTGTCTTTAGTAATACTTTGCTCTTGAATCAGCAGAGACAGACTGTGTAGATGATGCACCTGTACTCTATGTTTTGAACCACACAAGTAGCATCGTTTGTTGTATTTCCTGAGCACTTCCTCCCTCCAAACTTCGCACTCAACAGATTGGGTTATGAGAGACACAAGAGAACTCACCCCACCCTTCCAGTGTGGACGAGGCTTTCCTACCTTAGATTTACCAATCTTCTTGTTCCATTCTGTTAGCATACTGTTCTGCCGCAAGAACTCTGCTGCTTTTCTACTAGCAGTACTACAACACTTCTTCAACTCCTTTGCTCTAGTTTCACCATACAGCTCCTCAAATGACTTACCTTTTCGGCCTTTCCCAAAACCTTGTCGGAGAGCATTCTGTCTTTGTTTTTCTTTGTACTCCTGAAGCTTCTTTGGATCTTTAGGATTGGGCATGATATTTCTTCTTATTGTGCTCTTCGCAAGCACATTTCATATATTGGACTGCGTATCCCCACTCCTGGTCTGTCAGTTGAGGATCCCTCAGTTTGTTGACATAAAAAGCTTCGCACCTTTCCACGCAAGTGCAGCACTTCAAACATGGACGATCCCCACCTTTGTAACATGTCCACGCAATATCTAGGGGAGCCCCGATTTCTGTACCTAGTTTCGCAATCTGAGCCTTCGTAATATCAGCAAACGGAGATCGAATTTGAATAGCGGCATATGTTCCTATTTCAGCAGCTGTGCATATTGCACTAACAAACTCCGGCCTACAATCGTTGTAGACTGCATGATCACCTGTGTGATTACCATAGTATACTGCAGTAGCTCCGTGGCTCTCTGCGAATCCTACAGCAATGGACAGCATGATACCATTTCGAAACGGAACCACAGTGCTCTTCATATTCTCCTCTTCGTAGTGCCCCTCAGGAACATCTTCACCAGAAAGAAGAAGATTGGAGGCAAGGAGGTCCTCAAACTCAATTCCTATCAATCCTTTTTGACGACAAAGAACCTTTTCAACTTGAATAGGAAGGTCGTACAAGTACAAAACTGCTCCCAGCATATCACAGATCTTCACAAGAGCTGCCCGTTCCTGTTTGTTGTGCTTACTACCATACGAGAAGTTGATAGCTATAGGATCCTTAGTAGGATCATCCACCAGCATCTTCAACATGGTGACAGAATCCATCCCACCAGACACAACAGCCACTACCTTTTCTTTCTCACTCATTAATGTTTCCTTTACTCAGATTAGGCTAACATACTCTCTAGCGCCACATTAATTTCTCGCCAGGTATTCTCATGACCATAACTATCAGGATCCTCATTGACAGGAAGCTGTGCAATACCCATGTATGGCACATTAGGTAGGAGCTCCTCCATTTCCGCCTTCGCATGAATCCAAGCATCTCCATCCCAGCACATCACAACACAAGGGACTCTAGATTCGATAATGAGTGTACGCTGTTGTGTAGTCAAGGACGTGCCAAAGGTAGCTACAGCATTTCCACCAACTCGCCATGCATCCAGCACACCTTCCACCAAAACCAAAAATCCTCGAGACCAATCAACCATGTCCCATCGATACAAAAACTGGTTAATTTCACCTTTGGCAGTTCGGTATTTCAAATCAGATCGGCCTGTCATATCCGCCGCCTGATAGCTAACCAACTGTCCTTCGTACAAGACTGGAATCACAAGACGGTTCATGCACTCACCCACAGTGCAAATACCACACCGATGCTCTATCAACACTCCTCGATCTATCCGTCTACGATTGAGATAGTGATCCAAAAGAGGGAACTCAGTTGACCAAGTGACTGGCTCAAAGTAAGGAGGCAGCACAACAGGAGGATCCTCTTCATCCTCTGTATCCAAAGGTAGCGGATTCAGCAAATCAAGAATCTGGTCAACAGCATCCTGCCCAAAAGCAACACCAGAAGAGGCAATCTCCTCAGTACACTCCTCCACAGGACGACGAGTAATGTAGGCGACTAGGAAATCGAATGTGCCTGTTCTATCACACCTCCAACAATGATACCCTAAAGTACTCTTGAAAATACCACAGTGATTGGAGTGGTCATTGCAGAAGGGACACCGGATATTGACTGAATCCTCCGAAACATTTTTCCCGAAGGTCCAATATTGAATATCGTGGTGTTCTAGAACAGAAATGATAGTTCTGGTGTGGTCCATTGCACCATTATCCTTGTCGCTCAGCAACAACAGTAATTGGGATTCCACCTCTAGCTTTCATCGTACAGGTGACCTGCACATATTTTGGATTACATGCCTTCGCCCAATCATCTGCTATCCTGTTTGTCAGAGTTTCAATAAACATTCCGGATCCCCGAAAACTCTGAAAATAGAACTTAGCTGATTTGCTCTCAATGCACTTTTGTTTTGGCACATACTCAACATGCACATCGTAAAAGTCCGGAAAGCCTGTTAGGGGGCACAATGCTGTCAATTCCTCAGTTGACACCACAACTCTGAAGTGCTCTGAAGAGGGGGAATCAAATGTGCGAAGTATTCTAAAATCCGGCGTGTCAAAATCAAACCAGGAAACACCCATGCCAGGGAGAAGAGACTTTTCATACATAAGCAAAAAGTTTTTCCACACCTCCCGCTTACGTTCCATGTACACTGTAGCTCCTTCATACAACCAACCAAATATACGAGTACACTGTTTATTACCGTTGTACTCAATATGCCACACTTTTCCAGCTGATGGATGATGTGTAACAGCATGATTTTTTCTAGTTCCACACGTCACATGAAGAATCTCACGCATGTATTCCATCAACTCTTTTGTTCCACACAAGCCAAACACTAAATGCCCATTGGTATAGTGAATTGTTCCATCGCCATCAAAAAATCCACGGACAAGGTGTCGAAACAAATCAGGTGAAACAGTTGGAAGAATTTTCAATGTCTCTGTTTTATGATGGCCACATCCTAAACGAACAAGATCATCATGCATCTTCTTACTAATTAGTGAAATCCCAAAAATTCCTTCTCTCTTCACCACTTTATTTTGAGGGTATCCAATAGCTTGTGCAAACTTAAAAATGTCCTCATCCTTACTAACTAAGGATACCTGATAACAGTTTCCACCAGATGACCGATTTGGAACACATGAGACGGTTCCATCCGCACATAAATAACCCAACCAGTATGCCTTTTCCTGTGTATCAATAACAGAAAAGAAATCATCATTATAAGGAACAGTTCGAAGAGCATTACTGATCTTCTGGGCAACTTCTGCCCGCTTTACAGGATCCAAATGCAATGTACCCATCTTATCTCCTCCACCTATGGTAGTTTGCATCCCATGTTTTTCGATCTCCCGGCTCAGGAATAGGAGGATCAACTAGGGATTCATATCGCGTATAATAGCTAGATAGTTGAATGAACTGTGCAATCTGCCCCTTACCCCAACCATGTCTAGAAAGAGACTGAACAAAAAACTGTAATTGAGCATCATATCCATTGTACAGCAAATCATGCAAATCTAGTAAAGCACGCAAATAGGTTATAACCTCTTGTTGGCTATCCAGATCAACTGTAGCTGGACGTTTGTCAGGATGTTTATCTCTCTGTAGTTGCATTGGGCCAAAGCACCTTATGGATCTGAAGACTGTAGTTGATTTTGGCAGGAAGATATCGACAGTTGAATAGCTTAGTTGCTAGTTCAGCTGGCCACTCCATTGGGTTGTCCAAGGTAAGATCAATAGCAGGACTGAAGACCATTTGAGCTTTACAAAATGCGTTATCATGAATCACTTTAAGGGCCGTGTCAAAGTCTGTATCATCTGCAATAACAAACTTCACTACATCGTAGGAGGTGAGATCATGCCAGAGTGTATTGAAACCATGATTAATTGGACCCTTTGTTCCTCCTGATGGCAGTTTGTAATCCACCACAAATCGAACACTACCATACTCAACAACTCCTGTACTGGATCGGGTAACTACCCGTGGAAGGTTCTTCAATCCATACCTTCGAATTGGTATGGAGCCATTGGTCTCCACAGTAATAGAGTAACCACATTCTAGAAGGGCAGAAATGAGTTCCAAAGTTTCTGGAAGCTGAGTTAGTGGTTCTCCCCCTGTAAGAGTTATTTTGTGACCAGGGAAAGATACAACCCGACCCAAGATATCCTCTATTGTCAGAGCACCTAGTGCACCTGTATTGTTACCAAAACTAGCATACTTGGTATCACAGTAAAAACATTGGAGGTTACACCCTCGTAATCGAATGAAAGTTGAGGGTTGCCCAACCCCATTGTATCCATTGGCTTCTCCATCAATACTACGAAAGATAGAGTATACATGAAGCATGCTAGGGTTGTCATCAGTCATAGCAGGTCCTCCACATCATCAACACCAGAATCGCGATCTTTACTCTCTTGCATTAGAAACTCCTCACTTTTGTGTTTCAAACAACCCCACTGCCCATAGGCATCAGTGAACCAAACAACTATTCCCTCCCTCAGCGTTCCTGCGTCTAGCTGAGATTTTCCTTTTGCCAAATCCAGTAGATCTTCCCATCGATGGTGCTGATCAATGGGGTCAAAACACCCATCAAACAGAACCACCGGGCACTCCAGACCTAACTCCTTGGCTCTTTGATAGACCTGTCTACGAGGCAGATCAACAGAAAATCCATCTGGTGTTGTCAGTGTAACTCGATACAACATCACTTTGTACTGGTCAGGCTTACACCCATACGAAAACCTTTTCTGAACAGGTTTGCCTCCTTTACTGTATCCGTAGATCTCGTAGTAAACTTCCTCTCCTTTTCGAAGATGAGGAGCCAGCTTCTCATGAACTTCCCTACGCTCTGCTGACATGTGAGCATTGATGTGATCTGTACGGCGTGTCCCACTAACAACACGCCATTGTTGCTTGGGAATCCAGAATTTCCACCAGGGTCGATCAATAGTACACAGGACCTTTCCTGTCCTGCCAGAGGTTCCGTGGATCTTCTCTTCCACATACAGGTACTCACCCTGTGGTATTCGATGGTTCTCACGCATCAGATGCTTTGTATCCCAGTGCATCCAGAACATGTCCGAGTTGACTCGATTCCGTTTCACTCGTTTGTTCTTTTTCCCAGTAGAAGTACTGCCACACCTGGGATTTACATCCGGAGTGTACTTCATGCAGATAGGAACACCACCCACATGAGTAAACTCGTCACCTACATGCAAAATATCCTCTGGAATCATATCATAATTCCAGTGCAACCCTTCACGAACTGGGCCTATTCGGATAATGGAACTCAATGATGCCACATATCCATTTGATACCTCACCCCGAAAACGTTGAGACTTCACACGCCCGTTAGACCCAAAGTATCCTTTCTTGGATGTATCCAAGTTCATATCAGGATTGGAGTAGAGATTATTGGACCTCAAGTACTCATGAGACAGACACAAGTTGGAATCAAAGTAGACCATCACATCGCCATCCTTAGCATCGAGACCGACCACCACCTGAGTGCCCAGAACTGTAGCTACCTTTAGACGATCTGCATTTGGGTGTGGTCGAACATTAGCCAGTTCAACAACAATGGCATTATTTGATTGGCTGGTTTGGAGCAGATTCATTCTCAAGTCCTTGAAGAAGGCTACGGAGATATGTTACACGCTCGGGCACATGAGGAAAAGCAGCCTCAACAGCTTGTTGCATACGTAGAAACTCCAAATCCCACATCAACTGTTCCTTCAAAACCTTCTTAGGAAACAGCTGTTCACGACTAACGGTACCTCGCTTTTTGAACTTAGGGCCACGTTTCTTCAATTGATGTTTGCTCATTGAGACTCCTGTGGGTACAGTAGTTTGTGAAGTCGGAGGCGGGCATCGAGAAAATCACCATCTAGATCTGAGATCTGACCGTTCTCCTCCATCTTCTCATCTTCGTATGGGGCTGCCAGTACACGGTACATCTCTAGCTGAACACATCGTAGCATACCGTACACATCATCCAAAATTGCATGGTCAGCAGACTGTTTTTCCTCAACACAAGAAGCCAGGTCCACTAGGATGCGCTCTATCATCCCTACTAGGTGATTGAGATGGGCATACCGGACCCCTGTTTCTATCAACGACTGATGAAGAAAAACCGTAATTATGTAGTTGAACTCACCAGCTGCATCCTCAAGACAGCGCCCAATATCATCACAGTGCAGCTGAAGCCTTACTTGGGGTGTTTGACGAGCTAGGTACTGCCAAAAGTCTTGTGACAGTTTTTGGAGTGCATTGTGCCCATTGCAATTCTCAATCCGTTTGTTGAGATAGGCCCAAACAAAATGAGCTACAACATAGTCCAACTTCTCGCCAGTATTAATCTCATCCAACACTTCCAAAAGAGATAGGCCAGCATCACGAAAAATTTCATCGCGTCGTTTAGATGTGATATATGGCATATCCAGGATCCTTTCTTCCTAGTATTATACTGAGCTGTCATGACTTACATAGAGAAATGAACTCCTGTCGGAGGTTTTGATCCTCACGCATTTCTCCTTAGGTCGGCTTTTGGATCAGCGATAGGAACTCTTGTTTCACGGCTGCCTCCCTAAAACATCCTCGAACAGCTGAAGTAACTGTTTCAGTGTTCAACTGAGATGGATCTTTCAAAATCACACACATGTGGCGAGCTTTCATTACTAGCATACACCCTTTTGGCTGAAGTATGCTATCAAGGAGCTCAATTACTTGCTCTGTAAGTCGCTCCTGGAGCTGAGGACGATGGGCAAAATACTGAATAACTCGCCGTATCTTGCTTAGACCAATCACCTTCTTTCCAGGAATATACCCAAAGTATGCAGACCCAAAAAAGGGCATAAAATGATGAGAACACATTGACATAAAATCTGCACCGGTACTAACAATTTGATCGTACGCAGGATCTTCGTTATCAAATAGTGTAATATTCGGAGCGTTGTTGGGATCAATTCCACTGAACATCTCTTCAAAAAGTGTAGCAATTCTTCGTGGGGTGTCCTTCAAATTAGGATCTTCTGGATCTAGCCCTAAACTCTGGATCATCTTCGACACAGCTTGCTCAACTTTTTGATCTCCAAGAATCTTAGCATGGAGAGGAGCCAGTTGATTGTGACATCTTCGACACATAATCATCAAATTATCAAGAGAGTGATCGCTACCTGGATAATTCTTTCCGTTTTTGTGATGGACCACCACATCATCTTCATCATATGTTATGCCGCACACACCGCATGTGGTCCCATATGCATCGATAGCACGTTTACGATAGGTTCTCCATGCTTTTCCTCCCCACCGCTTATTCGCTCCAGCCCTGCCTCCCTTCTTACTTATCTCCGTTCGATACTCATGATCGGCGTATACACACCCTCGAGAGCAGTATCTCTTGGAATACTTATCTTTATTACACACATGGTCCTTAAACTCTTTTCCACACATCGAACAGGTCACTAGTATGGTCTTAGAAGCCTTGTACTCATTGTAGCACACACGGGAGCAAAACCGTTGAGTACCATACGCCCGGAAGGATTCTCCACACCAGTCACAGCTGTGAGACGATTTACCACCTTTCCAGTTTGGATTCTTCTTACCTGTCTGATCCACCATCTCTACTCTCCTACTCGAGTTTCAAATTGTTGGATATAATCCATGTAAATAGCAATTTCACTTTGTCGTTTTTTGTGATCATCAAGTACACGCTGGTCCACTGTCCCTTCCAACACCAGATCGTAAACAATGGTCTTCTTCTCTTGTCCTTGCCGTAGCATTCGACCGATACACTGCTCACGCTGACGTGGGGAGATAATCAAGTCCCAGAACACAGTAATTCCAGCGGCAAAGCCATCCCACCCTTCATTACATGTTTCCTGACAAACCATACATCGGACAGATGGGTCTTCCTGAAACTTACGCTGTGCCTCAACCACCTCCTCAGAAGACATGCCCCCACCAATCTGAACAAAAGGTACAGAGATGGTTTTTGTTATCATTTTCATCACCTCGGTAAACAAGTACCAGATGATGATCTTCTCCCCTGTATTTTCCAGGAGATCCATTACAGCCTCTAGCTTTGGATTCTCCTTAAGATTGTACACCACATCATCTGGCAGATACAGAAACCCTCCGGATAGTTGTTTCAATTTACCAGACCGAACAGATCCCTCTCCAAAAACAGCCTTACAGCCTTTGACGTTGATCGGCTTTTGGAGAATGATACGACGCTCCAACTTTCGAAACTCTGATGTTGGCTCCAACAAGATAACATCTTCTGTGCACTCTGGCAGATCCATGCACTCATCTTTACTGAAAGAGAGTGTAATGGGCATGGCTTGTTGGAGAATTATTGTGTCATGGCCTTCACGGACTCGATAATCTAGCCCATACTCCACAAAATGCTCTAACCGAAACCGCCAGAAATTGGTACCAAAAGTGCTTCCCAGATCAACTACCTCGTAAATGTGAAAAAGCTCCAGCAGAACCTTGTCAACAGGAGTTCCGGTCAATGCAATCACATTGGAAACTCGTTCGCTAATCTTTTTACAAATTTTCGATTGGGTAGATTGGGATGAGTTACACCGATGGATTTCATCGATAATGAGACAATCAAAAGGATACTTACTGAACTCAGCATCATCGATAGTCCATCGGCGACCTTTGGGCTTTACCACATTGTAGGTGCCAGGGGCTGTTCGAGATTTTGACACACGGAGGTTTTTATCTTTCCTAACCATATCCTGTGCTTTTTCTTCAGTGAGACCAGTAGCTACAGGTGTGGTTCCGGGGATTTGTTTGAGTGAGGAGAAGACAGTTTTTAGTGCGTGGAATGGAATAATGTGGACATTGACAGGACTGGCCATTTTTGCCTTCCGCTCTGGCGTCTCTCCAGAGATCACAGCGTGAGAGTACTCAGTCCACTTTATGTCTCTCAACCACGCACTGATAGAATGCTTGGGGCACACCACTAGGATATTCTTACACCCCTTTCGCATTGCAGCATAGTAGGCAGCCAGTGTCTTCCCAGTACCGACACCATGCCAAAAGCAAACTCGGGGCTTATCTTCAGCAAAAGCTAGAGAAACCCACTGGTGCCAACGAGGAGGGCGCTTAAACTGGACACCCTCAAATGCCCACAACAGCTGCTCCATTGTTAAAGATTTGTAGTCAAAGTCAGATGACAATAGTCAACTATCCTTCAGTATCAGTACGTTCAGTTGATGTCTTGTAGGGCCAAGACTTCAAACAAAATTGACCGACGTCAAGATTCTGGTTGAACAAACATCCGTAGTCCATAGGACCATGTCGATTAGCTAAGAACCACAACATCATGCGATTCTGACGTGCCTGGCCTTCTGTTTGACAAATAGCAAACACTTGATCTACATTGCCCAGTTTCCGAATATCCTCTGCAAAATCCTGTTGATCCAATCGCTTCTTACGAAGTGCATCCCGAGGCACTTGGCTAGCTGTAAGCATCAGCAGCTTTCGATCGTCTGCAATACCTTTGCTTTGTATGTAGGCTCGATCTATTTCATCTCGACGTTGTGGACCAGTAGGCATCTGCATCTTCTCAATGTAATCATTGATCACCACATCCGGGTTGAATCCTTCGAATGTTTCCAGATAGTCGAGATACCGAGAAATCTCAGCCATGGTACACGAACCCATAGGATATTTCCGTATAATCAACTGTCCCCCTAACCGGCCAATCTGTCTCCTTGCTCGTATCACTGCTGTCAGGTCATTGACTGTTGGTATCTGAATAGTGTCAGGAGGTCGTATAACTTCGCCCTCATCGTTGATATTCTCGACCTCCACATTATCCACTGGATGAAACATGGACCCACCCAACCCTCCCAACATCATGTCGTATCGCTTCTCAGTATCCTCTAACGACAACTCATGGGAGATGTGCAGAACCTTCAATCCAGCCATAATAGCCTGGCACCCAAAATAAATCAACCCCCAACTCTTCTTGCCTTTGTATCCTCCTAACAAACACACAAGATCCGTACGACACAGACCTCTGGGAAACTTCCTATCGATGGGGTCCATACCTGTACCAATCAATCTCTCATTAGCACGTTCTGGATTGTGGTACGTCGGAATCTCCGACTTGAAGAACTTGCATCCTACTTCTTCTGTTATGATTCCCGACCGGAGCATTGATTGCATTCGGCTTTTGGCCTGCTCAAACTCCCCATCCTGAGCTAACTGGACTACACGAACTGCACCAGTCTCTAACTCTCGAGCCTGGACGAATCGGTTGATACGAGAAATCACATAAGCAGTATTGGGACGATCCATAGTCTGGATCCTCTCAAGATACTGCATGTATAGCTCAGCCTTATCTTGAGGCTTACTGCCCAACATCCGAATTACTTCATCACGAAAATGATTACCAGGAGCTACACCAAACTGATCAAAGAAATCATAGCAAATCTTGATCAAATCTTCAGTAATCTGTGATCCGAAGTAAACAGGTTTGATTGATGGTCGGGCTGCCCGCAGAAAGGCTGTGTCCTGAACCGCCAGTAAAACAAAGGCGTCCTGGATACGTTGTGAAACAACTGAATCCTTCATAATCTCTCGACTAGGAGTTTCTGGAGATGTTAAAACAGCGGAGAAAAGGAGAATGTCTTTTTCATCGCTTCCTTTTCCTATCCACTTGACGAAGCTCTTTGTAGAACCTCTGTTGGATAGAACTGTATGATCAATATTTCAAAACACAGCTATGAAGAAACCGAATACGGGAAGCAGCTGATGGTCTGTCAATGTTGTTCCTCTGTGATAGATGGGAATATACTTCAGCTCGAACATAAAAGATCTCCCAATCTGCCCAAATGGAACTCATACAGTCACCTCTTATCTTGAACACAATGAGTAAGGAGAGGAGGTGTTTAACTAACGAATATGCTGTGCTGAATAAAGATGACCATCCAGTTCAGGTCTGGTCATAAATCGGACACCACACAGTTCACATTCAAACGGATGATCCGCATCAAACTCATCTAATGCTACCACCAACTGCTGATGCAGGTGTCCTACTATCTCAGAGACAGCTGAGTGTTGGCTAATCTTCCGAGCAATGTCAACGATTGTATCTCTAGGATCGTCCATCATTCCTCCTATTATACTTGGATTGCTGTAGGAACACCAAAAAGAATCCAAATGTCAGTATGGCAACTGTAGCCGGTTCTGGTATACTGGGATTGGGTTTAGGTCTGGATCCTGGAACCCATGCATGATGAGATCCGGACCACAATGGTGGTAGATCAGTCCGAGATAGGAGTTCCTCAAGTTCTCCAAAATGGCCTCCGCTTGGGGGGCAGTGTAGAAGAGGGGGACGGTATGTCCTTTCCAAAATCCAGAGGGACTGATAGAGACCACCAGGAAGGAGGGTCAGTAATTCCTAACAGATCCACAATTGAGACAGTATCCCAATCTATCAGCCTCTGTGCATGAACATCTACCGCACCAATCAAGAGACAGACACTAACAATGAGTAGAAAGAGGAGGATTTTCATCAGTCACCTTTTGCCCATAAGGCTTCAACATAGTCCTTGGCTTCTTTCAACCCCACCTTGGTTATATCTCGATATAACTTGATGGCGGGAAATCTTCTGGTCGTGGGGCCTTCAAGACCTGGATCTGACGGTCCAGATCAGAGAGCATTTCAACTCCAGCTACTCGGACAGCCTGGCTCACGACCTGTGGAACTTCGGAGGCAATGACAGACAGAATATCATACATCTTGTCCACAGAAATGCTTCCTTTGATGACCTGACCCAGGAACAAGAATATCTGGCGATACTCTTCCTTGAGGTTCCCAACATCCTGAGAGTGTTGGAGATTCCGCCTCTCAATTTCTTCATACAGCCCTTGTTCTCGTCGCTGAAAAGAAGAAAGCTCATACTCCTGATCTGTCATGGTTTCCTGAGCATGTGCCAGATCACGCTGACAGCTATCCAACTCCTCCTTGAGATCTTTGATTGTAGCTTCAAGAGCTATTTTTGACTGACATGCCATAACCAGTGTCCTTTCAAAATGGAAAACAGGAAATCATTCCTCATCTGACAGAGCTTTTTGAAACTCCTCCTTAACATCAAAACACCACTCCTTAAGGATAGCAGGACAGACAACATCTTCAAATCTAGAATCCGCCAGAATTGTTTGAATGTCCTTCCTCTGTCCGTCCGGGTCCCAACTCAGATCAAACCAGAAGTCAAATATGAATTCCTCAAATGTCCCATACACATCTGAGATTCCATGCTCAACCACATCAAGAAGCTGAATTAGTCCTTGGTGTCCAAGATCACCACTCGCATTCTCTTCCTTTACCTTCTCTGCTAAGCGAAGTTCTCTGTTCTGTTCAGACTCATTGGAACTGATATAGAACTTTGACATTGTTTGCTTCTCCTTATTAAGTTCCTTGTATACTTAAAGTATACGCCCTAATCGGAGGAATCAAACTTAGAAAACTTACCTTTTATTCGCACACACCGCTTCTGCATATCTCGAAATGCACACCAACCACTACAAGCCTCAAATTCTGAAGGAACTACCAAGTGTGGAACTGCATGAGGACAATGTGTACACGCGGGGATACGTTCTTCACACACATAATACTTTGCCTTTGATTCCTTCCTACGTTTGTGTGACATCAGCTATCTCCTCTTGACTATCCCACACAACCAAACCAACATCCAATAGGTACTGTGGCATCAAAACTTGCCATGTATGATCAGAACAATAGTGACCAGGATACACAGGTTTGCTATTATCAGAGTATTCTTTCTCGAGGCACTCAGTCAGACATTCACACCAACTAGATCTTTCAACCTCTCGGTAGTGATGAAAGAACTCTACCATCTTCTCAGCACCAACAATGAACTTGGTATGCTGGACAGGCGATGGTTGAAAGTTCGGGTTGGCTATCAAACCTCGGTAAGACCTGATGAGGGATTGTGTCAGATCCGAATTGTGATCGACTCGCATACTACCGATACCCTTCTCCTCCATCTGTTTAAGGAGTACGCCATACTGGCGTCGGAAGGTCTCTGCTGAACGTATGTTTCCTTTCCAGAAGTCATCCTCTTGACTCCACTGTAGGACTTCGAGAAGTTCCTCAACCGGACGACCATCTCGTTCCAGTATGGCATCAAAGTAGTAGGCTTGTTTCTGAATGAGGAGGTATCTACCTTCATCAGTAGTCAAGTAGCGAGCAAACTGTCCAGGACGACGCTTCTGTACCATGTCCACCAGCAGCTCACCGAGCTTGTACGGAAGGCTCTCAGTAGGCCATCTTTTCTTGAAATACAACTTAGGAAGACGAGGAGAGTCGGAAGGGTCGTCAGGTAGGTTTGACCTACCGGACATTTTATTATCCTCTTTTATTATCATACTACCATTATCTTCATTATTATATACACCAACTGCTCGTTGGTGGGGGTCATGTGCTGCTCGTTGGTGGGGGTCATGTGCTGCTCGTTGGTGGGGGTCATGTGCTGCTCGTTGGTGGGGGTCCTCAATTAGAAAAATTCTTCGATCCCCTTCTTTACTGGTAATACGTTCAATAAATCCTAGGGTTTCAAGTTCTTTCAAACACTCTTGGATGTAGGTAATTGTCAAGCCAAGCAGCTTAGCCAGATACCTGTTAGATGCATAGCAGTACCCTTTTACTCTGGCCAGACTACTGACCAAGCAGTAAAGACGGAAGCCGCCATGGGACAGTGTGCGACAGCGAAGGACTTTTGTACTTATCTTGGAAACCAGATGCATTATTCGTCCTCCATAACAATATGATTACTATGTGCACTACGAATCTCCTGGATGTCTGACTGGACAAGTTGAAACCATTCCCCTTGAACACACTTGTTTGAATACCGAGTGTGGAGATCCTTTTCTTCTTTGATGTAATCTTCTGTACCGAAAATCAGTACAGGTTTACATGATGGAGGAAACTGACAAACTCGTGTTTTCCAATTTCGAGTTCGTCCGATTTTTGTATTCCCATGCCCATCAGCAATTAAGTAAATGAACCCAGGAACAGGATCTTTTTTTCTTCTTCTATTTCTCTTTGGTGTTTCTCCCATCATATCATCTATCATACTTTCGTAGGCTTGTGTTTCACGTATCAAGTTGTATTGCTCGATAGTTTCGGGAGAGAGGCTTTGAATTTCCTTCAGCTTTGAGATAACTGCATCTATCTGCCTGTGATTCGGCCATGCACCACATGGCCCACATATTTCAACTTCACTATTTGAAACACTGACTACAAAATGGACCTCACAGTGTTGTATAAGGGGATGTGATCCAGTAGATACATAGTTTTTTAGCCATTCCATCTTCTTTTGAAATTCAAGTGGGATGTTGTTGATATCTGATATTTGTGTAGTCATCTGGTGCATTCCTCGGTTACTGAGCTGTTTGGCTCAGACGGTTGTGATGCTATTTTGATGCGACAGTGGATAGGTGAGATGAGAACCAGCATGAGTATAGCTACAATGATTGCAAAAAAGGATAGGTGGTGTTGTTTCCGGTGTGGGGTAGTTGATATTGTCCTCAATGGTCATCAATTGATCCTTACTTTTTATCATGTTAGTTCATCAAGTACTGCATGTCCACATCCTGGGGGCATGAACTGTTCCCAGTACAAATAGCACTCATCGAAATCAGATCGAGTATGATACTCCCCAAAGAATAAAAGGTACAGATCCTGTCTACCAAACAAATCACGAACGGATTTGACGTAGAACCATTTGCCAGGTTCTAATCTAATGTGTGATGCCAACCAGTAGGCAAGATTACCTGTGGGAGTGTACACAGCGATTGTATGGCGGTTTGGATCATAGTCGATGAGTTTTGCTTCGACACTTTTGATCACGAACCTGTTCCTTTATCTTCTTATTCAGCTTTCGTAACCTATCGATCAGAACCTGTGACTTCCTAACGATCCGCTTGGACTCAGCACTTTTGCCCTCTTCCCAGCACTGCATAAAGGAGGCTTCATAGTCAATGGCATCTGACAGTGCAGCTTGGAGTAAGTAGGCTTCTTGTGGAGTCACCTTCAATTTCATGATGTGCCCTTACACAAGGAGAAAGGATCAGTCGGCCTGATTTGCATCTCGAGTCGGGCAATCGGCCGCATGGCTGGTTTGTTCAGGAAGCTCGATTCTGTTCTGCTGTCTCTTCATCGACCGATAGATTGATAGGAAGAGCTCCTTGCTAATCAACTCCTGTCCTATGGGTCGACCTGTTGGGAGCAGGTAGAACCGTAAGACGTAACAATCCTGATCGTAGAATATTTGATCAGTGCTGTGACATTCCACAAAAACTCTGACTGTTGTTCTTCCCTGGAAGTGTACCACTTCTGCCTGTCGGAGAGGGACATCTAGAAGATGGGTGTGAGTACCAGACATGAATCGGATCGACAAGATATACTGATTTTCTTGGTACTCGCCTGAGATGTACCCTGATCTAGATAGGATGGTACCGTGTAGAGATCCCTCAACAGTACCTGTTGATGATTCCTGTCCTTTCAGAACCTCTGCTTGTCGAATTCCGCTGATGACTCTCTGAATATCTTGTCCCTGATTGCGTACACCCCGTATTATTGTCCAAAACATCACTACCAGGGTTATTACTACAAGTGCCAGCAGGGCGTGTTTGATTTTTATTAGGAAGACCTCCTATTTTTCAGCACGGTTCGAAGACGGGCAATCAAATTGCCAATTGAATGCCGCATGGGGCGGTTTTCAATGTCATCTTCGAAGTTGTCAAGGGACTGCTGAAGCAGTTCCTGGATCTCATCATCGGGGTCTGGCAATGGCTGACGTTCCCCAACGTATTTCATACCAAGACTGTGGGGTTCCCCAACGTATTTCATACCAAGACTGTGGGGTTCCCCAACGTATTTCATACCAAGACTGTGGGCTGTTCCTAGGTAATCGTAAGGATCACTGGTCATCGGAAACCTCCAAATTCATTGGCGAACTGTCTCCAAATGTATGTACGGTCTTCTTTGGAGGTGATCCCAGCATCAGCCATGGCACGCCTTAAAGCCCACTTCTTGCCAACCCTGCTGTTGTAGACGTCTCTGGGGGACTGAACTGATGCACCAAATCCAATCTTTTCCCATTCATTCTTGATGTTCAGAATCTCAATCAAACAACAGGTGCGGATCACCTCAACCTCTTTTGTAAACGGTGTGGTGGTAATTGCATTTGTTTGTGAATTCCACTGGACAGTCACACCTTCATCCAGAACAACAACTGGCTTCTTGAAGAACTTAACAAGGAGTGTTCCAGTACTAAGTCTCACAATCATCGGAGTAATCCTCATCATCAAAAAACGGTTCTTCATCATCTGTTAACATCTCGTTGACATCAACATGTTTTGTTCCATCCCACACCAGTAGTTGGAGACTAATCACTAGCTCTGTACCTATCTGGATGTGTGCCTCGAACAGAAACACCCCAGCATCATACAACTTCTCAAAGTGATTCCTTGCAGTGGGAAATTGGTCGTTTGGGATCAGATGATCCTGAATGAAGTGATCAACAGCATCCCAGATAGCCATTCCTACTGGCATCTGTTCTGCCAGCTCACGGAGGGTCAGCTTAGGCTTGGGAGGGTTTGAGAGGCCCTCCCCCATCCGGAAAGCTTGTTCGGCATACTGGGTGAAGATGTTGATCATCTTTAGTCTCGAATAACAGTTTCGGTTTTGGAATCGAAGAAGCCAATGCAGCGACTGCACAACCCTATGTTGTGGCATTGGCTGCCTTTCTTGACCCACAGCTGGGTTTTACATTCCCAGCACATGATTTGGACCGAGTTCTTCTTCTCCTTCAGCACCACTGCCGAGGTCTGACTTTTGGACTTCTGAGCTGTAGAAGCTTCTGTCGGCTCGACAGTAATGCCCAACATCTTTTGCAGGATGTTGACAGTTTTGGTGGTCAGATTCTCTATCATGGCACAGTCTCTCCAATGGTTTATTATACTACGATGGAATGTAGACCTCTCCGTTATCGAGGTGGCATTCATATGAATGCTTGTCATCATTCCAATTCTTCCATTCCAATTTGATGTTACCAAATGTCTTGATAACGGCATTGATAAAAATCAAGTCGCCTTCAGCATAGAGCTTGTAGCCTTCAGCATGGAGCTTGTCGCCTTCAGCATGGAGCTTGCTGCCTTCCGACCAGAGCTTGCTGCCTTCGGCATGGAGCTTGTTGCCTTCAGCCAGGAGCTTGCTGCCTTCCGCCCAGAGCTTGCTGCCTTCGGCATGGAGCTTGCTGCCTTCGGCATGGAGCTTGTTGCCTTCGGCACAGAGCTTGCTGCCTTCGGCATGGAGCTTGTCGCTTTCGGCATGGAGCCTACACCTTTCTTCCCATTCCTTCTGTAACTTGTTCATCGTATTCTCCTTTATCATAAGTTAGTCAAACGGTCAACGAGAATAAGCCGTCAAAAGACGGCTCAGATTCGCAGATCGTTTGAAGACTGAAATGGTTACACCGGAATGTAGACTTCTCCATTGCCAAGATGGCATTCATATGAATGCTTGTCATCATTCCAATTTTTCCATTCTAATTTGATGTTCCCAAATGTCTTGATGACGGCATTGATAAAAATCAAGTCGCCTTCAGCCCGGAGCTTGTAGCCTTCAGCATGGAGCTTGTCGCCTTCAGCATGGAGCGTGCTGCCTTCCGACCAGAGCTTGCTGCCTTCGGCATGGGGCTTGCTGCCTTCGGCATGGAGCTTGCTGCCTTCGGCATGGAGCTTGCTGCCTTCGGCATGGAGCTTGTTGCCTTCGGCACAGAGCTTGTCGCCTTCGGCATGGAGCTTACATCTTTCTTCCCATTCCTTCTGTAACGTATTCATT